GGATGCTGCTGGGGCTGCTGCTTGGGCTTGGGCTGCTGGGGCTGCTGCTTGGGATGCTGAAAATAAATGGCAAGCAAAAAAATTACTAAAGATAATAAACAAATGAAACAAGAAATAAAATGTCGTGCGGATAGAACCTGGTCAGGTTGGGAAGGAAAAATCACAGTCAATGGAGAAACTTTCCGGTCCGGAATTATCAGGCAGACTAAAAAAGCAGCACTGCAGGATGCAGAGCGAATGAAGGAAGAAATAAAAAAAAGGACAGAGATAGGAGAAATGAAATGAAAACGCTAAAAGAAACACGAATTGAAATGGAAACAACGGAGGATATTTTTTATTGCCCAGTTGATCCAAAAGATGAAAATTCAGAATATGCGATAGTCGTAACAAAAACAGAACGTCTGGATGAATTTGAAATGTCGGTTGCTGAAGCTGCCGGAAAATTGGGAGTATCAGAAAAATTTCTTGATGAAATTATCAGCGCCTTGAGGCTTGGTATGCATAATGTCAGTGAAGATTTAAGGTCTTGTTGGTTGCGCATGGATGAGCTTGAAAAAAGGATTAAGGAACTGGAAGAATAGTACCTTTACATAGCAATTACTGGTGTCCCGCTCTAGAAAAACTATCGGTAAACGCGATGGCGAAATTGACCGAGCCAGTTTTGCAAAAATGCCACCCTATACGGATACCGCCGAAAAATCTCAGGACTGAGGCACTGTGAAGCGAAAGATTCGCCGGTCGGGGTGGCAAAAGCGCAGCGGCGTGGTGGGAACACGCAAAGTCCAGATCAGGCTACTAGAAATAGTCCACCAGTGAGAGAACACTGACGAAAAAACACATAAAGAGCCGTGTAGGTGCAAATCCTACGAAATTGATAGATGGCGACAAGACCGAAACAAGGTCAAATCAGGTTCAAATTCTGACTGCGCTTATGGTTTCAAAACAAAAAAACAAGGAGAATAAATGAACACAAAAGAAGAAAAAGCGATTGTTAAGAAAGAGGAAAAACCGAACCTGCGGTCAATAATGACCAGGGAGGATGTGAGAAGCCGGTTTGTGGAGGTGCTTGGAGAAAATAATGCAAATGGATATATATCCAGCGTATTAATAGCAGTCGCCGGAAGTGACGATTTACAGAAATGTTCTGCAAATTCAATTATTAAATCCGCGTTGCGAGCTGCAAACATGCGGTTATCTGTTGACCCGGCTACTCCACAAGCATATTTAGTACCGTATAATATCCGTACAAAAGACGGCACTTATGTAAAAAATGCAACCATGATAGTTGGTTATCATGGACTTTATCAAATGGCAATTCGCACCGGACATTATAGATACTTAAATGTTGCAGATGTTTATGAAGGCGATAAACTAACCGAAAATCCATTAACTGGGATCCATAGTTTGGAGCGATTTAATATTCCGTTGCACATCGGAAAAGATCAACCAAAACCCGAAAATAAAGAGATTGTTGGATACTTGCTTTATTTTCAACTGATTGATGGTTTCGAGAAAACTTTTTACATGACCAACGAACAGTGCGATGATCACGGTCGAGAATATGCTCCTGGCTATAACTCTAAGAATAGTTTATGGAAAACCAATCCGCAAATAATGTACTGGAAAACAGTGCTTCGGTTGGGGCTGATGAAATGGGGATATTTAGACCCGATGGATAGAGCAAATCTAGAATCCAACGATGAGGTTTTCGATTCATCCGAACCTATCATTGGGGATTTCATCGAAGGCGGCGTCTTTGTTGGAGATGAACAACCATTCATGGCAATAAACGATGATATGTCGCAAGAAGAAAAAACAAAAATGCTCGGTTTCGATCAGGACAAACCCCGTCCATTTTCCCCCGAAGGGCTGAAAAAATTTATTGATATTAATGCTAAAAAATTCGATGGGGATAAAGTCGGCGAGAAAAAGCGCAATTACTTGGCTGGAATAATTGACTTGTGTTTTGCACACAATGGAGCAGAAATGGATCGCCACGAATTATGCCAATTCTTGACCGGCGAACCATCCACAAAGAAGATTGCTGATGCTTATATCCTGGCTCTTTGGGATTGGCTTGATCCGCAGGAAAATGAGGACGGAATCTTTTCACCGTCTGCTATGGCGACAAGGGAAGCGATCAGCGCATTAAGATTCTCAAGAAAACAAAATGGTCAACAAGAATTATTTGTAGCACAAGAGGGAGAATAAAATGGAAGAGTACCCAGGTATGTCTAAGAAAGAAATTCTCGACAATCTATTAGCCAAATTAGAAATTAATCGTGTGATTTTTGAAACTGCAAAACAAATAAAGCAGAAATTCATTGCAGAACTGGAACAAAATCCTGAATACGCAAAAATCATATTGCAGATTAATGACATATCCACGGTTATGGATGATCTAGTAAAAGGCATCAAAGAAATTGCTGTTGATGTCTACAAAGAAAATCCAGAAGCAGGAAAGAGTTTATCGAATGGAAATGTAAAAATCCAGGATAAAACCAAGGCGGAGATCATTGATGAAAATCTTGCTTTTGAGTGGGCTAAAAAAGACGCGCAGCACATGCTCATTCTTGATGAAAAAACATTGCTGAAACACGCGATCGCGGTGAAGGATACTTTGCCGCTTGCCTTCGTGAAAATCACTGAAGAACCAGTCGCTACGATTGCATCAGAAATAAAATTTGAAAAATAACATTTTCTTCTCCTTCATGGGTGGTGGGCAGACCTACTCACCACCCGAAAGGGAGAAAATATAAGAAAAGGAGAAATTATGTGCAATGGATTTTCAGGATTTCTACACAAGAACGGACAGGTATTTTTTATCGAACCAGATGAGAATGGCAACATTAGTCATCATGATGTTTTGCTTCGTATCCAAGAATATTTAAGAAACGACAGCAATCTAATTCCGTTTGAATTTCCGAACTGGACGGTTAGATCGTTCCGGTGGGATATTGATAATATTCCCGACTGGGCGACAAAAAATAAATGTGTTGGGGTATTTAAGAAAGTAAAACCAATCTGGGCTGAATACGAGAAGGTCAAAGCTGCCGCTCTGGCTGAGATGATTAGTAAATTATCAACCATCGACGGTTATTTGAAATAAAAAAGGTTTCGATAAGAGTAATTATCGAAAGAAACGAGGAATGAAATGAATGAATTTGAAAAAGAAATTATATTGATACCAGCTTATGATAAACGGCATAAAGACCCAAAGAAGAATTATGGTATTCATGGAGTTGAATTGAGGTTTTATCTAAAAAAGGATAATAGAGCAATTCAGTTCGTGCTTAACACGAACTGGCAATTGCCCAGCGTCACTAATGAAATGCTAAATAAGTATCCTTCGCCGAAAGAAACCGAATTATTATTTTGTTGCCCCATGCCATACTATTTGGGCTGTCGTAGTCCTGTCCCTATGTATGATGGGCAAGAGCCAATATCAGATAATTGTGAAATTACCGGCGGCGTGTGCTATTATGACGGATCAACCCTTGCAGCAGAAAATATATATAAAATCCTACTTCATCATGGCAGCGATGGAGTTTGGAAAGAACTGGAGAGAGTTTGGCGAGATAAATTTGAATGTGTGGAGGAATAATGGACACAAAACAAATTGATATAAAAACGAAACCCTTTGACCAAGATAATAATGAATCGCGACCGGTACAAACAGTTGATGGTTGGTGGTTTTTAAAAATCCATCTTTTGTATGATAGCAAACTAATAAAATAAGGAATGAGGATTAAATGGAATACAAACGATTATCGAATGAAGAAATAGAGAACTTAAAAATTGGAGATGTTGTAAATTTTGGATGTGCAGAAGTATTTGAAATTTTGAATTTTCGGCTTGGTGGTACTTCTAAAATATATGAAAATGGAAAATGGGAAGAACATCAAGATATTCTTGTTGCCATAAAAAATATTTATACAACCGAAATAAAAGAATATTATAAAGATACTTTTTATCAATCCACAAAAGAAACGCGAAGTCAAGATATTGGACGTTGTAAATACTGTGGAGCATTATGGGATAAAAAAGATTTAATCGAGGCTAGAATATTTGTAAATCATGGCGAAAAACTTGAAAAGTTTTGTCCTGGAAAACCATGCGCTGGATATTATCAAATGGGATGTGAAGGATAAAATGGACACAAAACAAATGAAACCCTTTGACCCAAATAATAATCTTTCGCGGTCGGTACAAACAAAGGACGGTATAGGGGTTATCGGATTCAAGACAACAAATTTGGATGGCGAAGATCCCAGGTGGATTGTGAACTTTGGACACATGAGACAGGGGTCATATCGACCGGATGAAATGTGGGAGGTAGAAGAATGAAACGCTTTTGGGTTGAATTTGATAACCCGTTTAAAAACGGTAGATTTGATCTCGAAATTCTTTATATTCGATTTGATTTCAATGATAAATATTCCGAGATACGGATAATAATTTTGAATGTTATGTTTATTTATTTGCGACCGAAAGGGAAATTATGACCACTAATAAGTGCGTGAAATATTGTCGGAATTGCGGGCGAAAGATAGGCGATTATTTTACCTACCTGAATATTCTAACAAATGTATTTTATTGCAGTCGGTGTATTCATTTCAGCTCTGCGAAGAAGGTGAAAAATGATCCCCAAACCCACTAATCATTTTGAGGTCGAGGACTACGAAGTCCATTTCCTGCAGAACGCACCGGTAACCGTATGTGTGATCCGCTCACTGACTGACAGATCGCAGAAATATACAGGCATTTCAGTATGTCATCCTTCCGATGTTTGGGATGAGGCGGTGGGACGACACAAGGCGTTGAAAGACACGCTTGAGAATGGTACTCAAAATGTTACTGGAACAGCTCCATTTGACGTAAAAGGCGATGCTTGGATGATTACATTTTCCGTAAAAGTAAAAGGTAATTTTCCGGTCAAAGAAATCCAGCGCGCATATTGGGAACACTACAAGAATGTTGAATCGAGAAGGAAATCAGTTTTGTTAAAAGCGTTCCCACCATCAAACTGGAGCGACATGGGAAAAATGGATGTGAAAAATTTACTATGTAAAAAAGATCCAGAAGAAATAGTAAGGAATGAAAATGAGTGAAATAGGATGTTCGCGAAAAGAAAAAATTATTGCTGCAAAAATGTTTATAGAATTTCATTCGAGAGATGAGATTGCGGAATTTATAGTTAATCTCAATGATGCTAATGATGGGCTTGGATATAACAATAATTCCCTTATGAAATCACATTCAAAAGTCTGTTTCGAACGTGATGAGTGGAAAGCTGACGCAGAGAAGTTAGCATCATTGGTTGAAGATGAACGAAATACTTATGATCTGATGGGTCGGGATGGGATAACCGGTATAACGGATGAAGGGTATCTAAAACTAGAACGCACATTAATGGATCATAACTCCTTGGTGTACAAGGAGGAAAATAAAAAGTGACCTGGCTTGACTGGTTTGTAATGGAATCATTCTGCTATCCGCTATTTATCGATATTGTTATTATGGATATACAGAGAATTAATGACCGGATAGCCTATCTGGAAAAACACCAGGATGTTGGAGATAATGCTCTGGAACTAAAAAGAATATACTCGAAGGGTAATTTATAAATGGGGCGACCACGAAATGAAACGAAGTCAATTATTATCTCTCTCCGGCTCACATTGAGACCAGATTGTGATGATCGGATCATTAAACTTATTACAAATGCACCGAAAGGGAAGAGAGCGGAGATCATCCGGGAAACACTAAGGAATGGTTTGAAAGATAAATAATTTAAGTGGAGGAAGAAATGATAACGATAATTGCAATATGTGATTTTTGTAAAAAAGAAATTAGAGATTTGGCCGATCTATCATATGCAGAATCATAATATAAAAAGAAAAGGCAATGGATTATTGATGTTTGGATTACAGAATTAAGAGAACGAAAGAAAAAGATAAATGTGCTTAAGAAGATTATTAGTGATTATGAGAATGAACAAAAGAATGGCGGCGGGGGGGGAAAATTAAATGAGCAATAAAAATAATTTAGATTGGCATTTTGAGGTGTATAAAAAGGAGTTAAAATGTTGTGGAAAATAAAAACTATAATTGGAACTTGCGATAATGGAAAAAACGTAAAATTTGTTATGGGAATTAAAAACAATTATGTAACATGGAGACCGTACAACATCATAAATATTATTGTTTCAATTTTCGAACAGTTGCAATGGAAAATAAAAATGGTTTGTGGGATAACTCATAAAATAATGGGGGCTGACTTATGAAAAAAGATTGTGCAAAAATTACAATTAAATTTCCTGATTTTAAAACCAAGTATATTTTATATGCAGAGAAAATATCCATAGAACTGGGAACTGATTAATAGAAAAGAAATGATAAAAAATAATGATTTTAAAAGAGATCCTCGCAATAATTGCCCAGTTTATTGAGCGGGGAAGCCTGATCCTGAAAACCATTAACTAAAACTACCTAATAATGGGTCGTTTTTTTGTTATAATGAATGTGATTAAAGAAAACAAAAATGACTGACAATATTTACTCTCTCGATTATGATACAAAAGTGAAACTGCTTGAGCAGACCGTTGTTGAGATGGTCAAAATGAAAGAGGAATTAGCAGCGAAATCGAAAACTTATTTTCAGGCTAAGGCAGAATATGATACTATGAATAAGCAATACGATTACTTGAAGGAATTGAAATCTGGATTGCAGAGTGCGATAAAAGCAGAGGCGCAATTATAACGGTGTCAGAAAAATGGCAGAATTTACATGGAATAAGAAAAAACAAGAAGTCGCAATATTATTGGCTGACGGATATACTGGAGCGGAAACATCCGCAAAAACGGGTGTTAGCGAACGCACAATTTATCGTTGGAAAAATGACATTGAATTTCAAACGGAAGTCGATCGTTTATCTCTCATGGTCGGCATGGCGAATAAGGGGGAACGTTTGCGCCTTGCAAAAAAGATCATTCGCAAATTTACAGCTAAAGAACATCCTACCCAAAAGGATTTACTGGAATGGGTGAAATATGCTCAAAGCGAAACTGACGGAATTAAACTCGACATTGCCTCCCTCATTAACGCTGCCACATCTATGGCCGGAAGCGGATTTGAGGGAGATAATTCAGAAAAGGAACCTAAAAAGTAGAACCTTTACAACTCAATATCGTGATGATCCGGTGGCGTTTGTATACGATTGTATCAAATGGCCAGAAGGGCAGCGGCCAGCATTTTATCAGGATGAGATACTAAGCTACTTTCCAGCTAACCCTCGTGTTTGTGTTCGCGGTCCGCACGGACTTGGAAAAACGGCTCTAATTTCTTGGCAGGTACTTTGGTTCGCGCTTACCAGGGATGGTGAGGACTGGAAAATACCTACCACTGCCAGCGCATGGCGACAATTATCTAAATATTTATGGCCGGAAATTCATAAATGGGTTCGTAGGTTGGATTGGGACAAATTAGAACGAGCACCATTTAAAAACAAACAAGAATTACTTGATCTATCTCTAAAATTATCAACCGGAGAAGCATTTGCTTTGGCGTCCGATAATAATTCCATGATCGAAGGCGCGCACGCTGCAAACCTTCTTTATGTGTTTGATGAGAGCAAAGAAATACCTTTTGATACATGGGATAGTGCAGAGGGAGCATTTTCCACCGGAGATACCTATTGGTTGGCTTACTCTACACCTGGAGAACCAATTGGGCGTTTTTATGAGATCCATTCTCGCAGAGCCGGTTATCAGGACTGGAAAGTTAGACATGTTACTTTAGATGAGTGCATCAAAGCTGGGCGTATCTCTCCGCAGTGGGTTGAAGATCGTAAGTTGCAATGGGGAGAACAATCTGCAGTATTTCAAAATCGTGTTTTAGGTGAATTTGCCAGTAGTGATACAGATGGGGTTATACCACTAGCATGGATCGAGCGATCTAACCAACGCTGGCTAGAGTGGAACGAGGGCGAAAAGAAAGAAGAATTTTATGGAGTTGGCTGCGATATTGCTCGTAGTGGCGATGATAAAACGGTACTGGCTCCACGTTTTGAAAATGTGATCAGTGAATTGCGGAGATATGCAAAAGCAGATACAATGGAAACGACAGGACGCATTGCTGGAATTATGAACCTTTATAAAAATGGATTTGCAATGATTGACGTGATTGGTATCGGAGCCGGAGTGTTTGACCGATTGAAAGAGAGCGGCGTCAATGCGATTGCCTTTAATGCAGCCGAACGAACATTTTTACAAGATCGTAGCGGTGAACTTGGATTTATTAATTGCCGTGCGGCTGGTTGGTGGAATTTAAGAGAACTTTTACAGAATGATGAAATTTCATTACCGCCTGATGATAAGTTGACAGGTGATTTAACTGCTCCGCATTGGCGCGTAGTTTCCGGTGGTAAAATACAAATAGAAAGTAAAGATGATATTAAAAAGNGTTTGGGTAGATCAACGGATGATGGAGATGCGGTAGTGATGGCATTTTATCCCGAGAAACCAAAACCCCGCGAGGCAAGGAGCTTATCATGGATTTAGAAAATCAAGATGTAAAAAAAGTTTTTGATGCGATCAAAGCAAAACGAGGTCGGTATACCGTCCTGATGAATTATTACGATGGTATCCAACCAACTGTTTATCTAACGCAAAGATTNCGTGAAATATTTAGGGGAGTTGATATCCAATTTATTGCAAACTGGTGCTCGATTGTAATTGACTCTTGCCGAGATCGCATTAATCTACATGGTATAAAATTGGAGGATAAGCGGGCTCAAACTGTCATTGACAAAATTTGGGCTGATAATGAATTAAATATTGAATCGGATGATATCCATACTACCTCTCTAGTGTGCGGAGAATCATTTATGATCGCATGGCCTGCCGAGGATGGCAAAAGTGTTGAAGCATATTACAACGACCCGCGCATGGTGCACGTCCTGTATGATCCCAATAACCCCCGTAAAAAACTTTGTGCCGGCAAACTGTGGGAGGATGTGGAGGGCAAAGCTTGTTTGACTATGTATTACCCTGATCATCTGGAATATTACTCAACCAACAAAAAAGCTAAAGACGTTTCATCCTGGAACGCTTTTGAGATAGCAGATGAGAATGCGAACAATAATTACGGCATAGTTCCTGTTTTTCACTTCAAAAACAATCGGCGTGTTATTTCAGATCTGCAAAATGTTGTACCCCTGCAAAATGGGTCTAATAAACTACTTTCCGATATGATGGTGGCTGCTGAATTCGGCGCATTTAAACATCGTTGGGTTATATCTAGTGCAGGAATCGAGGGACGTATTTCCTCAAAACCAGGCGATGTATGGGATTTGCCGGCCGGTGATGGACAAGGACAAGGGACTCAAGTAGGTGAATTCAGCGCAACAGATCTAAAAAACTATTTGGATGCGATTGATAATTTAGCCGCGGCCATTGGGAAAATTACGGCCACACCAAAACACTATTTTTACAGTCAGGGTGGCGATCCATCCGGCGAATCATTAATCGCAATGGAATCTCCGCTGAATAAAAAAGCCAGCGAAAGAATTGAGCGGTTTATACCAGTTTGGAAAGAGGCTGCAGAATTTATGCTGATAGCAGCGGGAGTTACGGTTGATCGATCTGATATTATCCCACTATTTGACGAGCCGGAAACAATTCAGCCGGTCACAGAAGCTAACATTACACAGACGCGTGTAAACTCTGGTGTTCCGCTGGTCACTGCTTTGCGCGAGGAGGGGTGGAGCAAATCAAAATTGGAACAACTAAATAAAGATATTTTGGAAGCCAAAACTCAACAGACGTCAATGGCCGCAGCGATCTTGGAAAAAATGCGGGACGAAGAAGCACAAAATAACCCACCGATTGAATAATGTTTATAAAACCAGTTTCTCCAGATCCTAATATTCCAGAGGTTGTCAGAGTTGTCCAGGACTACCGGCGCGCACTTGAGTTGCACCAGGATGCGCAGATGTATGATATGGCCGCACAATGGTTAAGAATAGAAAATAAATTAAATGATCAAATGATATTGCTTGCATCAGAAATTGAGCAAGCAAAAACCGATGGAAAAGCGATCACCGAAGCACTTATCAATCGTAATGTACGCTATCAAGAATTATTAGACCAGGTGAAAAAAGAAATAAAAACTTATAATGCTTATGCCAATTCTTTGATTCAGAAGGGTCAAATTGAAATGGGACAATTAGGAATTAACAGTGCAGCAGACGCAATCAAAGTAAGCACAAATGCATATTTTAATCTCATGCCAGTTCGAGCAATAGAAAATATGGTGGGTATGCTGGGAGATGGTACCCCATTAAATAGGTTACTAAAAAAAGCCTATCCTGATTCAGTGGATGGTATGACAAGGGCTTTAATTGACGGCATGGCACAAGGTTTGGGGCCAAGGCAAACCGCGCGATTAATGGCTGATGGGATGTCAAGCGGATTGAACAGAATTACCACTATTGCCCGCACAGAACAAGCACGCGCGTTTAGAACATCCAGTACAATGGAATATAGGGAATCGGGAGTGGTGCGGGGATTTATGCGTTTGGTACACAAAGAAACCGCGTGTATGGCGTGTTTAATGAGCGATGGTGAAGAATTTGAATTAGAAAGTGAATTTGAGGATCATCCGAACGGAAAATGCGCGTGTGTTCCACTTATTCGTGGAGTTGATGATCCTCAGTGGGAAACCGGCAAAGAATGGTTTGGGCAACTTGATCCGGAACGGCAAGAAAACATCATGGGAGCGCAATACTTTGAGGCGTGGCAGGATGATAAATTTGCACTATCTGATTTACGTACAACGGTTCATAATGATGTTTGGGGAGATTCACCCGCTGTTGTAAGTCTAAAGGATTTAGTAAATGAATCATGAAATGCGATCATTTTTAAGTCTTATTTATTCTCTATGCAAACAATTTTGTGCATGGTATGATAGTGAGATAAAAAAAGTGCTATAATACTTTTACAGCATCACACTTTCGGGTGGGGTGCAAACCAAAAGATGGGACAAAAAAGCCACGTCTTTCAGGAGAAATCCTGTGAGCGTGGTTTTTTATTAAATTTTGCGAGAAGCAAAAGAAAAGGAAAAAGCGAGATGCTTACAGAACGTTTACATATTTTTTTTGATGAACCTGCGGATAAGGGCGGTGGTGGAGTTACTCCACCGGTTGCTCCGGCAGTCCCAGAATCTTTTGAAAAACTGATGGAAAAATGGGATGAGCCAACAAAGAAACTTTATGAAACGCATGTGACCGGATTAAAGAGCGCGCTCACCTCCGAGAGGGAGGGGAACAAGGAGCTTAATAACCAAGTCAAGGAACTGCTGAAAAAAGTTGAAAAGGGGTCGGATGCCGAGAAGGCAATCACTGACCTGACCGTCAAATTGGATGCTGCTGAAAAGCGAGCGGCTTTTGTGGAGGAAGCGAATAAACCAGAGATTGGTTGCGTGAATCCAAAAGCAGCATATTTGTTAGCAATGGCTGACAACCTTTTTGATAAACGTAGTAATCCAGATTGGGAAGCCATTAAAAAAGCAGCTCCTGAACTATTTGGAAAAACTGTACCAACCGGACATGCCGGTAGTGGTACACAAAATTCTCTTGGCGCTATGGACATGAATACTATTTTAAGAAAAGCTGCTGGGAGATAAAAATGAAAGGATTAAAAAAATGACTGATTATGATGCATATATTTCAAAGGCAGACCTTGCTGGTCTAGTGCCTGCGGAATATTCCAATGAAATGTTAGATAATATTGTTCAGCAAAGTGCATGTATGCGCCTTGCGCGTCGCTTGCGCGATATGCCGCGCTCCGTTCGCACGATGCCAGTAACATCGGCTTTGCCAACCGCCTATTTTGTGACCGAGGTAGAGAAAAAGAAAACCACCGAGGTAACTTGGGCGAATAAAAACATTACCGCCGAAGAGCTGGCAGTGATCGTTCCTGTTCCCCAAGCCGCATTTGATGATTCCAACTATCCTATTTGGGATGCGGTAAAACCACTGATCGAAACTGCCGCTGGAAAAGCCATTGACCAGGCCGTGATGTACGGAACCAATGCTCCCTCTTCATGGCAAACCGATCTCGGTTCTGCTACCGGAATTTTGGGTGGAGCAACTGCCAAAAGTCATGTAATTTCTCTAGCTGACAAAAAACCGATCTTTATGAAGCAGTGATGGACGAAGGCGGGTTGCTTTCACTGGTAGAGGAAGATGGTTTTATCACCACTGGCCATATCGCGCACACTTCCATCAAAGGTAAACTGCGCGGATGTCGCGATGCGAACGGTCAACCGATTTTCAAAAGCGGTCCCAACTTCCAGTCTACATTTGCCACCGGTGAACTCGATGGCGCTCCGATCCTATATCCATTAAATGGTGCTTGTAATAGCGCGTCCGCCTTGATGATCTCCGGCCAATTTAGCGAACTTGTGTTTGCTATGCGCCAGGACATCAACTGGATGGTGAGCGACCAAGGTGTGATCTCCGATGGTTCTGGTGTAGTGATCCAAAACCTGTTCCAACAGGATATGATCGCTTTACGCATGACCATTCGATTGGGCTTTGCATTACCTGCAAAGATCAACTTTATGTCTGCCACCCCCTACCCGTTCGCAGTTCTGACAGCATAAGGAAAGGATAAATAAAATGGGTTTATATCCTAAATCATTAGAGGCTATGGTAGCCGCAGAAGTTGGCGGTCCCTTTAGCAATGTCGTTGTGCTTGATCCGGTAAATGGAGTTGATACCTATTCGGGTAATTCTCTCGAAAAGCCGGTAAAAACTTTGGCTGCTGCGTGGGCGAAAGTCACCGCAAACCAGAACGATGTGATCGCAATTGTCGGAACTGCTACTGCTGTAGAAATTGCGGCCGCATTCGCCTGGAATAAGAGCTATACCCACCTGATCGGTTTAACCGCTGATATTCCAGGAGTTGGCCAACGTGCACGCTTGGTTGGCACCGCCACTTTGGATGCCGATTACATTATGACCATCTCCGGTGACGGCTGCATTTTCAAAAACATCCAGTGGATGAATGAAGGTGATGCAGATGAAGACAGCGGAGCTGTGATCCTGACCGGTATGCGAAACCACTTTGAGAACTGCATGATCTCCGGTATGGGTGCAACAACACCCGCTGCGCGTGCTGGTGGATATTCTCTGCATATCAATGGCGGACGAGAGAACGTATTCAAACGCTGCTCAATCGGGTTACAAACGATCATTCGCACTGCTGCAAATACCGAACTTAAATTCTCTGGAGTTTGTTATCGCAATAAATTCATTGACTGCGAATTCTTGAGTTGGTCGGTAACAGCCGGAAAACTGCTTGTGAGTTTTGCTGCTGATGCTTCACCCTGGTCTACCCAGTTCGAGGATTGCTTGTTTGCAAACCTGGACATGAGTGCCGGTGGGGCAGATGGCGCTTCAATTGACAATGCATTTGGCGATTCATCGACTTTTAAACATCAAGTCATTCTACGTGGGCATGCTCAATTCGTTGGGTGCACTGGTGTTGCAGATACATTGACCAATATCTTCAGCGCGGAACCTGTACCTGCTACCGGATTCGGTATTTCCGTGAATCCTGCGGCATAAAAATTCAATTAGAGAGAGGGGAGAAATCCCCCCTCTCACAAGATGGAGATTTATGACAACCCAGGTAACCGCCACCAATATTGCTGATTTACGCCGGATGATTAACGAGCCATTAACCACAATTTACACGGATGTCATCCTGACCGCGATCATCGAAAAATACCCCTTGATCGATGAGAACGGAGAAGAACCACGCATACCCGCGACTGATGCCGTACATGATTTTACGGTTGTTGCGGACATGGATGCGCTGGATCTTATTGACAATGAAGACTGGATCGCAACTTATGATCTCAATCAGGCCGCTGCCGATATTTGGGCTGAAAAAGCCAGTGTCGTATCTGATAAGGTTGATTTCTCGGCAGACGGTGGTACTTTTCATCGATCGCAGACTTATGACCAGTACATGAAACAATCGCGTTATTTTGCATCACGGCGCGCGGCAAGAACACTATCACCAAAACCTCAACCGCATAGAAGGGTATCGAGCAACATACAATGAGCCAGGTATTTACCGCCACCGAGTTATCCGATATGCAAGCCTGTCAATCCAGCTATCTTATGGACACGTGCATTTTGCAAACCCACTCTGCATCGAATGATAGTTATGGTCAGCCGGTTGCAACCTATCCCGATGCAACATCTGCGATTACTTGTGGATTTGATCCCACTGGCGGACGCGAAACGATGCTGCCTGATAAAACTATTTTAAAAACAGATGCAGTCATCAGATTACCAATTGCCACGGTTTTGGATCCCAAAGATCGTATTAAGATTACAAAAAGGCATGGCGTTTCTATCACCGCAGAAATTTATCAGGTAGTTGGAAATGTACAGCGCGGGCCAAGCGGATTAATTGTTGATGTTCGGCGGGTGCAGGTATGAGCTCTATTACTACTCATGTCACCGGCGTAAAAGAATTAATGGCAAAACTGGAAAAATTATCAGATGCAGCCAAAGGAAAAGCGCTGGAAACGTCTGTTAAAGCTGGCGCTTATGTTGTAGAGGCAGAAGCCAAAATAAATATCGAGAAAAAAGATATTGTGGATACTGGAAATTTATTGAATTCTATTCAGGTGAAAGATGTTAAATCGTCTGGCGATATTGCCGAAGCGTCAATCGGTACTAATGTGGTTTATGCTGCTCGCCAGGAATTTGGTTTTGTTGGAACCGATAGTTTAGGACGTGTTTATAACCAACCAGCTCGACCCTATTTACGGCCGGCAATCGATGAGAATCACGACAAAATAAACGATGCTGTGAAAGAAAATTTGAAAATTGAAATTAATAAGGCGATAAAATGATTGATATTGAAAGCGGTTTATTAATTAAATTAAGTGCTGATACAAACAGTCTTGTTGCTGGTCGTGTCTATCCATTAATGCTTCCACAAACCTGTACATTTCCGGCAATCACTTATCAACGTATTTCATCTCCTCGTGTGCATTCACACCAGGGAGCTTCCGGTCTGGCATATCCGCGTTTTCAGGTTAACGTTTATGCGTCAACATTTGCGAGCGTCAAAGCAATTTTAAAATTAATCAGGATTGGATTAGATGGTTATAAAGGGACAATCGGTACATCGCCAAACACCGTAAAAGTAGGATGCTCATTAATTGAAAATGAGCGGGACGATTACGACCCACAATCACAATTATATTATTCGAGTCAGGATTATATAATCTGGCACGATGAGGCATTGTCCTAGAAAGGATTTTATATGAGCGGTTTAGCAGCTTTTTCTACAAAATTAATGAGCGGTCAAAGACAGGTGATCACTGCAACCGTGGTATGTCCCACCGGAGCGATCACTACATCCGGAGATATTCACGCTACCATGACGTCCGCACTTTTAGGTGGTGGAACAGAGGTCGTGGATGTTGCCGTTTTGTTGGGAGATACATCAGCAATAGTTGCTCAAAAAACAGTGGCTGCATTAAATCTTAATGCTGATTTTTTAGCTGATTTTGTAGCCACGGTAGACGGAGCGAACGTGATCGTAACCGCACTACTGCCAGCAGCCAATGAGGCAGCCATGAATCTGGCACTTGAGGTAGTGGATGCTATCGGCATGACGGATGATACGACCTCAACGGCTACTGTTGCCGGAATTGCGTATACGGAAATTGCAAACGCAACCAC